CTTTGAAGGGCCGCCTTTTCCTCCTTGCCAACTTCCTGATTCTCCACCACGTCCTCCTATCTTTGACATGAGGGTCAACATATTCTGCATCATGGTCTGATGTTCCATAATGTGATTCATTACATAAGCGATCACTTGCTGTGACAAAGCGGGAGCTGTCCGAGCAAGTTGAGCAAATGTCGGAGATTGCAACATGCTTGTATGAACCTGAATGTGGTTGAAATGATTCTCAGCCAAGTTCGCACGAACCCTGTTGAAGTCACCCTGAAGGATGAGAGTATTCTCTTGGTCGGGTTCATCCACATCATCAGGATTGGGAGCGGGGCCAAGATACTCAACCGGGTCTTTTCCGACTGACTTCAGAACATCGGAAGTCAGCTTATAAATCTTGAACGGGTCGGTAATCACTATCGGGTTCTGCATAAGAAGAGAGTAGAGCATGGTGACTACTTCCCGTTCGGTCGCTTTGGAACCCATCGTTGGGTCATTGAGAATATAAGCATCAAACTGGCCGGAGAGTCCTTCTTCCGTCAATTCATTCATGTGAAATATCTGCTGGTTCTTCTCTCCAAGAACACGGGTCTCCATACCAGGTGGAATATTGAGTTGGATAAGATCAAGGGTCTTCGTGAGAATACAAGCGGCGGCAGACTTCAAGCGTTCCACGGGGCGGGTAAAACGAATCTCTGCGGATTGCATGATTGCTTGAGTACGGGTTGCAGTACCTGAACCTCCTACAATCTCCGATTCCTTGCCCATCACATAGGAAGAGGCCGCTGTGAGACGTTCGATGAATTCAAGAACCATGCGGATAGCGTTAATAAGACGGTCTGTGTTAATGTCGAACGGAGGAACATAAACGTTACGCTGAGGGTCGGTTACGGGGACACCTTTGTTGGGTGCAAGTTCGATAGCAGAAGCATCAAGGTCTCCAGAAGGATCGAAGAAGAAAGGACGAAGCAGAGACAAAGTGTTCCCATCCGTCATCTGATTGAAGATAGCATCAACCTCTTCAGAGAGTTCCCTCACCTGATCAAGGACACCCTCACCCCAAAGAGCATCAATCTCAGAAAGATAGGAGGAATACTTCTCAAAGACTAAAGGCCGCTTTCCCGACTTCGAGATACTCTTCATCTCAATCCCACCTAGATAGATTTTGAAGTCTTTGGCTACCATACAGCGAACGGAATGAGGAAAACCCGCCCCATCATAGTCATAATGACCGTACCAGCGGATAATCTTGACCGTTTGATTGCGGAGCTTAATTGCTCGCAGTCTCTCCGCTTCATCAGGATCACTCACGGTAGTCCCGATATTCACCGGGATATACTTCTTAAGCTCCGTGGTCACATTGATGCACTGGCCAACCTTTTCCATGGCCTCCAAGTCTTTATAGAGGTACTCTTCCTCTATCATTACAGGGTCGCGCTCAACGTCACGAGCATTCTTGAAAAAGTATACATTCTCTTTGGGAATAACACGGGCCACGGTCTTCTCATAGCGCTTGAGCTTGGGGAGTGTCTGGACAGCTGGTTGCCCCATGGTATCGAACATGGGCTGACCGGATTCGTCAGTGATGGGTTGCTGCTCGGTGGTTCCATCATCAAACTCACTCACCTCCCATGAGAGTTCAACAAGAGCGTCACCAAAACCTGCGACTACTTTGACCCATCCATCGAAGAACTCCCGCATAGGAGCCCAAACCCGAACCCACCAATCCATGAACTTGGAGATGCGTTCAACCTTTGGAACATCCTCGATACCTCCCGGCTTCCAGCGACAGAGGTCTTCCTGCCAGACACCAGAGAAAAGACGAGAGTGAAGCATCTCAAGAATGGCGGCGGCTATCTTGAGGGAACGGTTAGAGCAGAACTTCCAAGGAATAGTCTTAGGGATACGCTCGCCAGAGTACAGGTCCTTGATCTTCTTGTGCCATGTGTCGAAGGTTAGCTTCTCACCCTTGGAGGAAGTGCCATAGGAGCGAGAATCACGGTCATTCTTGGCAGTAAGAAAGTCATCCAAGATAATGTCAACTAGATTCCGCTGAACTTCAGGGGAAATCTTAATCTGAATAGGAGACATAGGAGTGACCGCTTGTGATAAACTCCCTTGGGTCTTGTCTGAACCACTGCGAAGCTCTTGCTTCACAGGTAAACTCATCTCTTCTTGCCTCCAAACATATTGACCTTTGGTTTAGATTTGGATGCACTCTTCTTAGCAGGAAGTTTCTTAGCAGGAAGTTTCTTATCTGGAGTATGAGCCTCCCACTTCTTTGCCATAGCAGGTTTATTAGCATACATCCAAGAGCGTTGTGCCTGAGAAACAAAAGGACTCATCGAGAGGGCTTCCTATGCTTAGTAGCACCTTTCGTCGTACCTTCCCATGAAGTCTGCACCTTGGCAGATTTTGTCCCGCCATCCGATTCCTTCTTCACAGGCTTGTCCCCACGATCCCCCAACTTTTCATGAAACTGTGCCATTTGAGACATCAGCCTTGTCCTCCTTGGTCATTTGAACAATCCTTGATTTGATTCTTCGAATCTTCTCCCCAATTTCCTTGTCGGATAGAATGTTGTACTGGTTCATGGTTAGGTTAATACCACCCTTGACTTCATCCATCTCAGACTTCATGTAGTAAAGAAGTTCCCGGCACTCCTTGTTGTTGTCTTTTTCCTTGGCTTCCCGATAGAGTTCCTCTGCTCTTGTAAGCCGAACCGACTTTTGGGCCGCAGGGATGACACTCAAGTCATTGAGAAATTTCTGGCGTTCTTTGTTGAAAATCTCTGCATAAGCAGGAGACTGAGAATACCACCTTACAGATTCAATCGGGACGGGACGCTTCTGTTTCTCAACAAGAAACTTCTGCACGTCTCTAGGATCATCATAGCGGGCAAGCATCCTGACCGCTATCGGTCTTAGCCAAGCGTCGATGCTTGGAAGACACCGCTTCTTAGTAGGGCGATTCTGCAAGCTCGTAGTCTCGTTCATAGCTTCCATAGTAGCGTGGGTTAGTCATACAGGTGTAGCGGATACAGTCCGCACCATGATCATCCTTGTCCTTGACCCTTTCTTTCGGGTCACGTTCTCCGGCAAGTTTACCCTCCCATTCCTCATACTGGTAATTACGCATGGAGCGAATAGTTGCAGGTACACGTAGTTTGTGAAAGAAAAGTTTCGGCTTGTTGGTGTGAGAAATAGGTTTTTTGTAGTCATAATGAAGATAACTCTTGACACGAAGGCGGCCTTCATCCTTGGCATCATCCGCCTCAATCCAGCCACCACAACCGGCTCGATGAAGTTCCTCAATCATGTTGCGGCCTGTCGTAATAAGTGGCTTGCGACCGAAGTTCGGGTCTATGAGTCTCATCTTCATCTTGTAACCATTAAGAGATTCTATGACCTTGATTCTTTTGGCAAGTTCCTCCACAGTACAACGGACGATAAGTTCTGAATGCACATAAAGGTCGTTGGTACGGTCCACAATAGTCCAAGTGACATGATGAGGTTGACGGTCATGAGGATCAAGAGTGCAGATCACAGGGTCGGGATATTTGTAGTCAAACTCTATTTGATGGATGTCGGAGAACTCCTGGTAGACGATTCCACGAAGATGGAAGAACTTCCCATGAATGCGGGTCTCTTTCACATCATCGGGGAGTTGTTCCTCGAAACGCTTGATGGATTCAAGAGAGAGTATGGGTTCTCCATTAATATCAAACATATTATCGTAGGTAGTGGCTTGGACAACATCAATGTGTTTGCCGTCGGCACGGTCAACCAGTTTCTCCTTCATCCATGGTTCGACCAAAGGAGTAAAGGTGATAATTCCATGGCCCATGCGATCTACAAGTCCCCGCATGATAGCTTGGAACTTACGCTCCTTCTGGGGCTCATCCCCCCAGTAGAAGTCCCAGTCCTGGGACTCAAATGCTAAATCATCCTGCTCGTTTGATAAAAGATCAATGGTTGAACCATCAGAACAGACAACACGGGAAAGATAGCGGCCCACAGAGTGTTTCCACTCTGCAACATAATCTGCGGGCATGAACTGTTTGAGCTTGGGTTCGATAACCTTCTCGATGATAGCGTTCTCGGTTGCGACAATGACGCATTTGACCGGGCCGAAGAAACGCCTCTCCATCGGAAACCAATCAGGGTACTTGCGAGTGCAGTGAAGGACAATCTCAACGGCTCCTGCAGTGCTCTTGCCGGAACGATTGCCTGCGGAGAAAAGAACAAAGTCTGCTTTGGAAGAGTGAACTTTGTACTGGACAGAGTTCGGCACATAGTAGTCGATGCCAC